TCCCCGCCTGACCTGCAATGGCGCGGCCCCCACCCATTCGGGTGGGGGCCTTTTCGTGTTTCCGGTGCGAGTCCCCGTTGACTTCCACGTGGAAGTTGCCGCACTCTTGGAGCACGCAAACAACCTCCACGTGGAAGTTGGAAGCGGCCAACCTGTCGTGCCACTAACCGGGAGCCTTCATGCGCCACGAGACCCCGGCCGCGGAGAACGTGGCCACCACCCCGACTGAGTTCCTGAACGCCTCCGAGGTCGCCCTGCGCCTTCGGGTCTCCCGCTCCACTGTCTACAACCTGATCGCTGCGGGCCGACTGCCCGCGCACTGCAACGGCGGCGGCAAGATCCGTCCCCGCGGCTACCGCGTTCCCGAGTCGGCCGTCGCCGAGTACCTGTCCGGCTCGCTCGTCTCCCCGACACAGACGGAGGTGGCCTGATGGCCGCGACCATGCTCACCCGCCCTGCTGCCTTCGCCGTCGTCGACCTGCTCGCCGCCGCGGCGGACCGCATCGAGGCGAACCCGCATCTCGGCCCGAACGCCACCGTCAGCGCCGGCTTCCCCCGCGGCATCCTGACCATGACGGTCCGCGCCCAGCTCGCCGAGCTGCGTGAGCAGGCCGCCAGCACCGAGCGCACCGAGTACGGCACCGGCATCACCGCCGACTACTACGCCCGGCGCCGGCCGAATGGCCCCGCGCACGGGGACGCCGCCCGCTACGCCAGCAAGACCAGCGACCGCGCCACCGCCGCCCGCCAGGCGCTGCGGGACGCCGAGATCGCGGCCGAGCAGCACATCGGCGCCGCGCTCGACCTGATCGGCCCGATCGTCGTGGGTACGACCCGCGGCCAGCTCGCCGACGCCTTCCGCGTTGCCGCCTCCCACGTCCGCCGCCCGGCGATGACGGCATGAGCGCCGCGACGACGGCCTGCGACTGGTGCGGGCAGGGTGGCAGTGACCCCATTGAGCCGCAGGACGGCGAGTAGCCGTGCCCTGCGACCCCTGGGCGAGCAGCCTCGCCCCGACCGTCCCCACGTTCATCCCGACCCGGGCCGACATGGAATCCGAGCACTACGGACTCCTCGTCTCCAGCCTCGGCGAGGACGGCGACGGTGAACTGATCGCCGTCGGCCGCGACGTCACCCCGCGCCGGGCCCTTGCCGCGATGACCGCCTACACCCGCAGCTACCTCAACTGGTCTGGCTACGACGCCGTCGCCGAGCTGCGGGACCGCATCCGGGACCGCGAGCTGACCGTCGCGATCACGCCCACCGTGTTCATTCGCCGGCCCGACGGCGGCTGGGATCTGTGCCGCCGTGCGGACGGACAGCCCGCAGCCTGGCTCGTCAGCTCCTGGCACCCCGCCGCCCGCTAGACCCATCCCACCCCGGCACGACCAACCGGAGGCACCGTCATGCCCGAAACCAAGTGCCAGCTTTGCAGCACCCCCGGCGGCTACCCGTACTGCGATGCCGCCTGCAAGGCCGCCGACCAGCCCGACGAGGACGGCGACTACACGGTCACCTTCCTCGCCATCGACACCCGCAAGCCGTAACCCAATCCCGCCTGACCACCGGAAGGACCCACAGTCATGTCCGTTCAGACCCGCCTCGCCGTTCTCGTCGCCGATTACAAGGACGCCTTCGCCGCTGGCGACCTGGACCTGCAGCTCGAGATCAAGCTCGCCGCCTACGACCACGACCGGGCCAACCCGGACAGCCCCCGCGCCATGGACGCCATCCGTTTCGTCGACCGCGGCGTCAAGGCCCGTACCGCCCAGGCCGCCTGATGGAAGTTTCCGGCTACCAGTTGTCGAGCCGGTACGCCAAGACGCTCCGTCTGGTCGAGAGGGTTGCCGATCAGGCCGCCACCCTCGTCCAGCAGCGAATGCGGGAGCGGATGCCCGCCACGACCATCCAGGTCGCGGACGGGAAGAGGTACCTGCAGGCCCTTGTGGAAGGGCAGCAGGCGGTACTACGCACGACTCGCCTGCCGACCCGGCGCAGCGACCCCCACTGCTACGGGGTCACGACCCTCAGCCGGGCCGGCGTCCTGATCATCATCAACGCCAAGGTCTGTGCAGATCCTCAGAATCTCGTCGAGACGGTGGTGCACGAGCTGGTCCACGCCGTGCAGTACGGGCGCCCCGGGAAGCGCGAGGACGCGATGAAGGGCCTGCTCAACAACTTCGACATCGAGCCGATGTCCTGGCGCGGCGCTTGGAAGCTCAACCGGATTCACGACCGGGACGAGCGCGAAGCCCAGGCCCTCGAAGTACTCGCCCGCGAGATCCGCTGAACGGAGACCGAGATGAACGAGGAGTACACCAAGACAACCGTCGCCAGCCTGATCGTCGTGGCCGGCCTACTGCTACTCGACCTGATCGCCCCCGGCGTCGCCAGCTTCGGCCTGGCCGCGCTCCTGGCCGCGGTCGTCATCCCGGCCGTGATCGCACCCGAAGCAGCCTGACAGGTAGCCCTCGCCGGCCGTCTCGAACGGCCGGCCTGGAAATCCTCCAGCGCCACCACCCCACCATCCACCCGCAGAAGGGTTCATCAGCCATGGGCGTGAACATCAGCCACGGATCCAACCAGTTCGGCCAAGAGCGCCTGTCGTACACGTCGGTCGCCGCGATGGGGCAGCAGATCGCCTACGTCCTGAGTGGCCGCGACTGGCGCAAGGTCCGCCACCTGTTCTCTGGTCGCCTCCCCGATGACCTGCTGATCAGCCCGGACAAGGCTGGCGAGATCGCGGACGTCTTTGCCAAGGCTGCCCAGCACTCGAAGATGCCCCGCGAGTGGGGCGACACGATCCGCCGGTGGGCTGCCGCCGGCTACCGGGCCCACAGCTCCGGCGAGCCCTGGAGCTGGTCATGACCGCCGTCACTGCCGCGGCGACCAAGGCCCGCAGCCTCCTCGCCTTCATCGGGGTGCTGTCGATCCTCGGCCTCGACTGGACGACCACCACACGGCTCATCGTCGGCGTCGCCCTTGTCGCGGCCGTCGTCATGGAGATCGGCGGCGATGGTCACCGCATCTGGGCCGCTCTCGCCCGTTCCGCACCACCCACCAGCATCTGACTCAGGAAGGAGACCTCCCATGACCATCGCCCCCGACAAGGTCAACGGCACTCCGCTCGTCTCGCCCGCCGAGTCGTGGGCCCGCGCCTCGATCGCTGACGCTGAAGCCGATCGGATCCGCGCCCTGACCGCTTCCGAGGTCGAGGCCAAGCGAATCGCCGCCGAGGCGGCAGCCCAGGCCGAGATCATCAAGGCCAAGGAGGAGGCCGAGAAGCAGCGACTGGCCAATGAGCGGTCGGCCATGCGACTGGAAGCCGAGCGTGAGGCCCACAACGCTCGGATCGAGGAGTCCAAGGGCAAGGCCGCAGAGGCGCGCCGTCAAGCCGAGGCTGCGGCCAAAGCTGCTGAAGCCGCCGAAGCCGCAGCAGCCGACGAGCAGGAAGCGCGGGACGCTTCGGCTCGCTCTTGGAGGAAAGCCGCCCTCGGGTTCGCCGCCGTCTGCGCTCTCGTCGCGCTCCCTGTGCAGATGTCCGCCTTCTACAGCGACGAGCGCCCGTACCTCGGCGGCGTCCCGATCGTTCTCGAAGCGGGAGCCTGGGTCGTCCTTAAGGGCGCAGCAGCTGCGGTCACCGACCACCGGCCGCACTGGCACTACCGGCTGATCGCCTGGCTGATCGCAGCCGGTGCCGCCGCCGTGAACCTCGGCCACGGCCTCAGCTCCTTTGACACCGTCACCGCTATCGCCACCGCCGTCGCCTCGATCGCCGGCCCCGGCGTCTGGGACCTCCACGAGCACGGCCGCATCCGGGCCCGCGACGGCATGCAGACATGGCGGCAGCGGTGGGCTGAGCGCAGGGCCGAGAGGAAGAACGTCAAGCGGGAGGCTGTCCTCGCAGCAGAGCGGGCGGCAACCGCGGAGGCGGAGGCCGAGGCGGCCGCCGCAGAAGCCAGGCAACTTGCCGCAGACCGCCACCGAGACTCCCCGGAAGTGTGGGCGCACGCCGTGAAGCTCGCCTCGGCGCTCGGCGAGACCACCGTCACCGAGGCCATCTGGCGACGTGCGCACCGCGACATCGAAGGTACGGACCCTGGCGAGACCGTAGCCATCATCCGCGGCCGCAACGCAGCCGCCAGGCGCCTCCTTGCAGCCCGCTCCGAAGCCCCCGGCGAGAAGCCCGCGAAGGTCAACTCCCCGCAGGTCGCATCGCAAATGCCCCCCTCCGGCAGCAGGCGCATCTACAAGCCCCCGACACGGGCAGGCATCCGCCGCAAGAACGACACCCCGAAGTACGTTCCGGCCGCCAGTCGCCAGGCCGCCATCACCGCCAAGCAGGCCGCGAATCGAGAGGGTGAGACCGCATGAGCACCGCCGCCCCGCACCCCCACCTGACCGTCGTACCCGACCAGCCGGCCGCCCCCCTTGAGGGCGTCGTGGTCGCCAAGACCGGCGCCGTCGAGAAGACCGGCCGCCCCGCATGGCTGGAGGCCGCAGTCGATCACGTTAAGGCGAACAGCGGCTACGCCCCGCTCGTCGGCCGCGGCTACCGGCGACTCGGCGCCCACTGGCTCGACCGCTACCACGACGACTACCCGGAGATGATCGCCGCCGCCCGCCGTGAACTCCGCGAAGCGCCGGCAAGCGAGCACAAGGACTTGAAGAAGCTCGTCCGCGGGCATCGCTCCGACTACCGGCGCCACCGGCTCCTCCACGCCGGAGTCACGGGCGCCTGGACCCTCGCAGGAGGGGCCGGCATCACAGCCGGCACCATCACCGGCGGACTCTGGGTCGACCTCGCCGCAGGACTCGGCGCATACCTCTACGGCATCTGGCAGGGAGCCGGAGACGACCCGCAGTCCGCCGACACCCCCAACACCGACATGCGCCCGGCCCCCCTCATCATTGAGCCCGCCGCTGGGCCTGCAGGCGAAGAGGCGCTCCTCGCCGCCCTCGTCAAGGCCGGCATCATCACCGCCGCCGAACGCCCGGAGACCCGCATCATCGGCGGCATCCACCCTGAAGGACCCGGCTGGACGGCCACCATCGAGCTCCCCGAGGGCATGAAGGCGATCGAAGCCACGTCCAAGGCCGGGGAGCTGGCCAGCGCCCTGCGGAAGAAGGGCATGCAGATCGAGTTCAAGCCCGACACCTCCGAGGCCGGCCACGAAGGCATGGTCACCCTGTGGGTCGGCGACAACCCGAATCCTCACGCTGGCCCCAAGGTGTACAGCCAGCTGATCCATGCCGACCGCTGGCACTTCTGGCGCGACGGCATCCCCCTGGGGGGAGACGCGAGGCTCAGCCGTCAGACCCTGAACCTGATCTGGTCGTCCATCCTCATCGGCGGACTCCAGGACTACGGCAAGACCTACCTCGCTCGCCTCATCGCCGCAGCCGCAGCCCTCGACCCGACCGTTCGCATCATCGTCATCACCGGGAAGAAGGGCCCCGACTGGGCGCCGCTCAAGCAGATCGCTCACCGCTACATCGCCGGGTCCGACCCCGACACCATTCGCGAGATCTTCACCGAGATGAACACCGTCATCGGCGACATGCAGGAACGCGGCGACGAGCTTGAGCGACTCTTCGAGAAGGAACCCCATCGCGTACCGGAAGGGAAAATCACCCCGGAGCTCGCCGACAACGGCATGGGGCCCGTCATCGTCTTCGTCGAAGAGCTGCAGGAACTCCTGGGCGGCGCCGCCGTGACCAAGATGCCTCTGCCGGACGACGACTCCGAGAACCCCCGCCTCGTCTCCGCCAAGCCGCTCCTCGTCGACCTTTTCGGGCGCTTCAACCGGGCCGCTCGCTACGTCCTCGGCATGGGCGTGTACATCACCCAGCGACCCGACTCCACCAGCGTTCCCACTGAGCTCCGCGAGGTCTGCGTCAAGCGGGCCAGCTTCCGCACCAAGTCCCGGGAGAGTTCCGAGATGGTCCTCGGCGACATGGCCGTCGCCGCCGGCGCCTCCCCGCACGCCCTCCTCGAAAGCTCCAAGGGTGTCTTCGTCCTCGAAGAAGGCGCCGAGGACGGCCACCGGACTCTGCGCGGAGACGTCATCGACCTGCCCGACTTCGTGAAGATCTGCGAGCGCGGCAAGCAGCTCCGCCTCGCCGAGAACAAGCTGACCGGCGACGCCCTCCGGCTCCACGAGCGCCAGGCCGCCGCCGACGAAGGACGGGCGTTCGTCGCTCGCTGCCTCCATGTCATGAACGACCTTCAGGTCGACCGCATCCGCACCGAGACCCTGGCCGACGCCCTTCACCTGACCGTGGGTGAACTCAAGACCCAGATGAGTGCCGCCGGCGTACCGGATCCGAGCGGGATCGGTCCGACTGATGGCCTGCAGAACCCCCGCGGCTACAAGCGGGAGACCCTCGCTAGCGCCTGATATGCGCAGATCGTACCCCGATCGGGCGCTGCTCGGCCTGCTCCACCGCAGGTCAGCGCCCGATCGGGCCCCGATCGCCCGCTGCTCGCGACGACCGCCGAGCAGCCCCCCATCAGACGGCGAGCAACCCCTGACCTGCAACGGAGCAGACCAGTACGCCCTCGATCAGGGAACAAACCACCACAAACCGCATTGGAGATCATCATGGGCAAGCAGTGGACCACCCGACGCCGCGGAGACGAGAAAGCCTTCCTTCGCTCCCTCCACAAGGGCAAGACCGTCTACGTGATCAACACGCCCCAGCATGCGGGCCACGCCCGGATCTGGAACCACGCCCAGACCTGGAGCGCCCACACCGTCACCGGCAAGCACCCCATCCTCGGCGGCTGGATCTTCGACGGCAGCCCCTCCAACGGCGCCGTGAGCTTCTTCAAGTGGGCCGGAACCGTCTACGAAGACCAGCCGCGCGGCATCCCGCACGCCTCCGACCCCGGCCCCAGGGTCGCCGGCCCGCTCCCCGCTGGCGAGGAGTTCGATCGGGTCCTCGACGCCGGAGGCCAGGAGCTCAAGCAGATGGAGTACTGGCGCGACGAAGCCAACGAGCGCCGCGCCGCCGACCTCAAGTCCGGCCGCCGGAAGTGGTTCTAATGGCCGTGGCAACCGCCACCCCGACTCGGACAGCGGCCCCCGCCCTCACCCTCGACGACAAGCTCGTCCTGTCTCGCCTGGCCATGGACGAGCGGCTCGCCGGTGCCCACGGCGACATGGCAATCCGCACCGCCTGCATCGACACCGAAGCCCCCGAGATCCTTGCCGCCCCCATGCCGACCGCCGCCCGGCCGCCGGCCACGGTCGCCGACGTACTGCGGGAGGCGGCCCGGCTGATCACCGCCCACGGCTGGATCCGCCAGTACGTCGGCCGCGCCGAGACCGGGTACTGCCTCATTGGCGCCATCCGGGCAGCGGCAGGCGGGAACCGGCAGCTCGAGGACGCAGCCGAGACGCTGATGCTCGAGCGGATCCGGGCGGAGCAGCCGGACATCATCTCCGTCGGCGCATGGAACGACGCACAGCCCGGACCGGGTCCCGTGCTGCGGATACTCGGCTGACTACCGCTCGACCAGGCCCTCGCCCACCGCGGGGGCCTTCGTCATGGGGACCGCGCGAGCCATCCAGCCCGGCCCCGACGCCCGCATCGGCGCCGTCGTGGCCACCGCCCCCAACAGGCGGCACAACCGGTCCAGCTCACGCTGACACTCAGCAGCCGACGACCCGCGCACCATGTACGAAACGCCCATGACGACATCATGCCGTCACGGGCGCTGCGGGTAGGGCGGGATGCCGATCTACGACACGTCAGCATCTGGCGCCAGCGAAAGACCGGCCTCCGCGAGAAAGTCATCCAAGTCAATGCAGCCGTCAAGACTGCTCTCGCCGAAGCTGGCGATGACCGAACCCTCGGTAGACCATGTATCAACGTCTGGGCTCGGCTGCCTCTCCACCGTGCCGATGCCGAACCGGTAGCGCATGTATAGGTACTGGCCGTCAGCGGCCCACGCGTCCCATTGCGATGGACATGCTGTGCACGTCTCGACGACTTTCACCAAGGTGAGGTCCATGCCTCATTGTGGCCCGAACGCATCTTCCTTGACTCCAAGATCTCGCATATGTCACAGTGCCCTCAGCGAGATACTCGTGTGTCCGCATCCTCAAGCCCCCAGCCTCGCCGGGGGCTTTTCGCGTTCCCGGGGGTGGCATGGAACTGCACGAGATCTACCCCGACGACCTCGTCTTCGAGAACGAAGCCACCAAGGCAACCGGCGTACCCGGGACTGTCATCCGGCAGTGGGCACGCCGCGGCAAGATCCGGCGGTTCCAAGGCCGGCCCGGCGAGTACGCCGGCAACGGACGCGAACACAAGACGATGTACGCCCTCCCAGAGATCCGCGAACGCGCAGCCGGCTACCGGCCCATGCCGCAGCGGAGCCCCAAGGCCGCCTGAACCCCTGCGGGGTGGGCAGAACTGCGGCAGCATAGGCGCCCCAGAACCGCGACCAAGGGGCGCCCCATGTTCGGCAGCAAGAAGACACCCGAAGAGAAGGCGGCATCAGCCCGCCTCAGCAAAATCCGCGGAGCAGCAGCCGCCGCCGGAGTCACCATGTTCGGCGGCAAGTTCCGCTCGCCCAACCAGATGGACGTCCCCGTCGAGGGCGCCAGGGTCACCATCGAGCGCGGCGAAGAAGCCAAGGCCCGCATTACCGCGACCAGGGTCGCCCTCACCGGGATATTCGCCCTGTGGCTCAAGAAGGACATGACGAAGCTCTTCATCACCATCGAAGGCGCTGGCGGAGAAGTCCTCGTTCAGCCCGTCGGGGCCGCCAAGGAACCCCAAGCCCGCATCTTCGCGACCCTCGTGAACGGCGAGGCGACCGCACCGGAGTGACCTACGCGAGGAGGCCGTCATGCCGCTGCCTGTCGGCCTCCAAACCGTCACCATCGAGGACGCCCGGGCTCACCCCGACGGCGGGCCCATGCGTGGCCGGGTCATTTTCCGGCCCGAGGTTCCCACCGTCACCTCCGCCGAGCATGGCGTCATCGTCATGGGCGATGCGGTCGGCAAGTGGGTTAACGGCGTCCTCAGTGTCGAGCTGCTGGCCTGCGACGCCGAGGACTGCACGCCGACTGGCTGGACGTACCGGGTTCTCGAGCAGCCCTACGATACGGATCACCGCAGCTACTCGATCCTCCTCACCACGGCCCTTGGGCCGACTGTGCAGCTGGCAGACCTGGCGCCGACCGACCCCGCCAACGGTGACTACGTCACAGTGCCCGGTCCGCAGGGGCCGACTGGACCGGCCGGTCCCCAGGGGCCGGCAGGCCCGGCGGGCGCCACTGGCCCTGCCGGACCGACCGGGGCGACTGGGGCGACCGGCCCCCAAGGCCCGGCAGGGCCCGCCGGAGCCGACGGTGTAGATGGGGCAGACGGAGCCCCGGGAGCGACCGGAGCGACCGGCCCCCAGGGAGACCCCGGACCTGCCGGGGCCACCGGTCCCGCTGGCGCCACCGGCGCGACAGGAGCCACGGGCCCCGCTGGCGCTACGGGAGCCCAGGGATTGCAGGGCTTGACCGGCCTTGACGGTGCGGGCCTCCGAACCGCCGAAGTACGCATCACCGACGGCGCGGTGCAAGACCTGGCCAGCGCCGCCTCATGGACCATCGCCACCACCAGCGTCGGGACCCAGCTGGCATGGCGCATTCCGGCAGAGCCGGGCGACAGGATCCGCGTCGACTTCGGGATGCTGTACTCCGGCAGCCGGTACCTCGACGCGGTACTCCTTGACTCCGCCGGCGCCATCGCCTTGTACGCGGGCACGCAGACGAGCAGCCCTCTGGCCGAGGGTAATCCGGAGTTCTATCCGAGCACGTCGTTCGGCAAGGCCTCGTCGGGGATCCTGTTCACGGTCACAGCCGCCCACCTGTCCGGCGGGCAGGCGACCATAGCCCTCGCCAACCAAGGCACAGGCGCGGGGCGGGTCTACGCCTTTTCTGGCTACCCCTTCCGCCTAACCCTGACGAACCTGGGTCCGGTGCCAGCCCCGACGAGCATCAGCGTCGCCCAGACCAGCACGCCGACATCCGGCTACATCAAGTACGCGCCTGCTGGCGTGACCCTGAGCGGCAGCGACGTGACTGGCCCGTTCAGCTACCTCGGTGCCTCTGGCTTCCAGATCGGCTCCGGAACCCCGGACAGCACCTACGTGCTGCCGACCACGCGATACCCCAATACCCGTGGGACGTTGTCGTCCAGCCAGTCGATCTGGTCCGTGGAGTTCGGTACGGACGCGACCGCGTTCCAGTTGCGGTTCAATTGGCAGACGGGCGGCTGCTACCGGATCACGGTCGACGGGCGCCGCATGACCGACCTCATGCAGTCCCTCGGCGGCACGACCCCTGGCAGCACGCACCTGATGACCGTCAACCTCGGGGCCGCTCAGCCGCGGACCGTCCGGATCGACTTCAGCGTCGCCCCGTTCGGCGGCATCTATCTGCCGCCCGGGGCGTCGATGTGGAAGCCGGCGACGCCAGCTAGGCGATTCATGGTGCTGGGCGACAGCATCCCCGGCGGCAGCAACATGAACACGGGCGGTGGCTCCGGCACCTGGTTCGCCAGGACGGCGCGGCTCCTCGGCTACAGCGACGCCTGGAACGAAGCTCTGGGTAGCACCGGCTACATCACGGCGGGTACGACGGCAACTCTCGGGACCCGGGCGCCGATCGACGTGATCCCCAACGCGCCGGACACGCTGATCATCTCGGCGGGCTACAACGACAACGGGGGCAGTCAGCCAGCGATCTCGTCGGCCGCCGCCAGCCTCTACAGCGCCATCAAGACCGGACTGCCCAGCACCGCTATCTACGTGATCGGGTGCTGGTCGCCCACCGGCTCCCCAGCCGCGTCGATCACCAACACGGACACGACGCTCCGAACCGCGGCTGCGGCTGCCAGCCTGCCGTTCATCTCTCCGATCACCGGGGCGATCTACAACTCGGCCGGCTCACTGGTCGCCACTCACGGACCATGGATCACCGGCACGGGTCGCGTCGGCGCGACCACCGGGTCCGGCAATGCCGACACGTACATCGGCACAGATGCAGTACACCCCACAGATGCCGGGCACAAATACCTGGCTGACAGAGTCGTAGCCGCCCTGCAGGAACTCGCCAACGCCTAGCCCCCCGGGGTCAGTCCCCCCCCAGGGGCTAACCCCGGGGGGGGACTGACCCCGGGGGGGATCACCCGGCTCACCCCTAACGGGCCCCTAGAGTGCAGCCGCCATCCGCCAGAGGAACCTGCGAGGGAGGTGACCGCAGTCCATGCCCACCTCTCCACCCAGCAGATGCAGCAGCATCGGATGCGCAGAGCTCGCCACCAACCGTGGTCGATGCGCCGACCATCAGCCCGCAGCATGGGCGAACCGTGCGCGCAAGCAGGACAGGTACGGCATGAGCTCGGGCACCATGCGCTCGCTGAAGAAGCGGGTCACGGCCCGCGACAACGACACGTGCTACGTCTGCGGCCGAGAGCGGCAAGAGGACGAGACGTTCGATCTTGAGCACATCACTCCGATCAGCCAAGGCGGATCAGCTCGGGACCTGGACAACCTCGGCCTGATCTGCGCCGAAGATCACCTGATCAAATCCAAGGCTGAAGCCGCCCAAGCCAACCGATCAAGAGCCCGGAGAAGCCGCAGGCCAGAGGGGTAGGGGAGTCCAGATCCCTAGCTTGATCGTCTGGGGGCCCGCCGCGGTCAGAGAAAAACGCCGCTGCACAGATCTGGGGATAGGGGGTCTTGATCATGGCCACTGCTCAGCCCGCCGCCCTGAAGTTGATCAAAGGGCGGTCGCCCGGCAAGGACACGGCCGGCCGACCGGTCAACCCGGGTCCCGCCTTCCGGCGGATCGCTCCAGAGCCCCCGGACTGGCTGTCCGCTGAGGCGGCCGCCGAGTGGCGGCGCGTCGTCCCTGGCCTGACCCGCCTGGACATTCTCAAGGAGGAGGACCGGGCAGTCCTCGCCGCGTACTGCGAGACGTGGGCCACCTTCGTGGACGCGATCCGCCAGCAGCACAGCGAGGGCCTGACCATCGAGGCGAGGCAGGGCACCCTCGCGCACCCGGCCGTCGGCATTGCCCGCGCGGCCGGCCGTGAACTTCGGAGTTTCGCCGCCCACTTCGGCCTGACCCCTTCGTCGGAGCAGGCCCTCGCGAGGGGGGCCGACGATGGCAGCGAGGACGACAACCCGTTCGCGTAAGCGGGCACCAGCAGACGTGGATCTGGAGCGGCTGCGGCTGTCGCCTGAGGTGGCCTGGTACCTCGAGGACCGCGGACTCCCGATCCCGGACTGCCCGCCGCTGATCCAGACCCCGTCGCCGGGTGAGGCGCCCGGGGCGGTCTTCGACCCGGACCGTGTCGACAAGGTCATCCAGGCGTTCAGTCTCCTGCGGCACACTCAAGGCCAGTGGGCCGGGCAGCCACTGAAGCCGGATCCGTGGCAGGTCGCCTACATCCTGGCCCCCGTCTTTGGCTGGGTCCGCTGGGATCAGGACTCCGAGTCCTACGTCCGTGTCGTCCGCGAGCTGTACGTGGACGTGCCCCGCAAGAACGGCAAGTCGACGCTGGCCGGCGGCTTGGCCATCTACATGACGTGCGCGGACGGCGAGCAGGGCGCTCAGGTCATCACTGCGGCAACGACGAAGGAGCAGGCCGGCTTCGTCTTCGAGCCGGTGAAGAAGCTCGCGGAAGCGGCGCCTGCGTTGAAGAAGCACGTCCTGCCCCTGAAGGACAAGATCCTGCACAAGCGGTCCGGCTCGTACTTCAAGCCGATCGCGTCGGTGGCTGGCGCCCAGCACGGCGCGAACATTCACTGCGCGATCGTCGATGAGCTGCACGAACACAAGACGCCCGAGCTGGTGGAGACGATCGAGACGGGTACCGGTTCGCGTCGGCAGCCGCTGGTCGTCATCATCACGACTGCTGACTCCGGGAAGCGAGAGTCGGTGTACGACCGCAAGCGCAAGCGGGTCGAGCAGCTGGCCCGCCGGGTCTTCGAGGCGCCGTCGGTGTACGGCGTGGTGTGGGCGGCCGAGCGCGAGGACGATCCGCACGTAGAGGCGACCTGGCGCAAGGCGAACCCGGGCTACGGCGTCTCGCCGACCCGCTCCTACCTGCAAGCCAAGTCCGATGAGGCGAAGCAGTCCCCGGCGGACTTGGCGAAGTTCCTGCGCCTGCACCTTGGGCGCCGGACGAAGCAGGAGACGAAGTTCTTGACGCTGGAGTCCTGGCACCGCAACGCCGGGATGGTCGACGAGGCGCGTCTGGCTGGCCGCGAGGCTTACGGCGGTCTCGACCTCGCCGCCACGTCCGACCTGTGCGCGCTGTGCTGGCTGTTCCCGGACGACGAGAACGGCGGCTTCGATGCCCTGTGGCGGCTTTGGACGCCAGAGGACAACGTCGCCGTTCTGGACCAGCGGACGGCGGGCGCGGCCAGTGTCTGGGTGCGCGAAGGTCTGCTCGTCGCCACCCCTGGCAACGTCGCGGACTACGACTACATCCAGCTTCAGATCGAGCGAGACCTCAACGATTTCGACGTCCGTTCCATCGGCTTCGACCCGTGGTCGGCGGTCCCGCTGACGAACAAGCTGGCCGAGTCTGAGGCGCCGATGGTCAAGGTCCGGCAGGGCTTCATCACGATGAGCCCGCCGCTGAAGGAGCTGCAGCGCCTGCTCCTCAAGGGCACCCCAGAGGTTCCGCAGCTGCGTCACGGAGGGAACCCGGCGGTGACGTGGATGGTCGACAACCTGGCCGTGGCGATGGACCCGGCGGGCAACGTGAAGCCAGATAAGGCCCGGTCCGCCGAGAAGATCGACGCCGTGTCCGCCCTAGTGACTGCACTGTCCGAAGCGATGACCCGCGAGGCGCCCGTGAAGAGCGCCTACGACGACGGCGACCTGATGGTCCTGTGACAGGAGGCCTGCCGTGTGGGGATGGTTCCCGTGGCGTCGTACCGCCCTGCGTAAGCGGGTGGTCGTGAACCTCGCAGACAAGGCCTTTGCCGGCGTTCTTTGGGCAAAGCGGGGGCCGCTGCTGGTCCTGAAGGACGCGACGCTCATGCAGCACGGCGCCGCAGACACGCCCATGGACGGCGAAGTGCTCATCGAGCGCTCGAAGGTCGACTTCATCCAGGTGGCGGGAGGCTGACGTGACGTTCGTCGTCTCCCAAGGGCAGCTGTCCGGTGTATCCGTCGCTCCCTCCCTGGCCTTCCCCGCCTATGTGCAGCTCGCCTCGGACGTCTACCACGAGTACGGGCACCTCTACCGGCGGCAGCCGCAGATCCGAACGGTCGTCTCCTTCCTCGCGAGGAACATCGCCCAACTGGGCCTGCACTCCTACCGGCGTGTATCGGATACGGACCGCGAGCGCCTGACGGACCACCCGCTGTCCCGGATCCTCGCGGCGCCTGGCGCCAAGCTCACCCGCTACCGGCTGATCGAACGGCTGGTGTGCGACTACGCGATCTACGACGCTGCCTTCTGGGTCAAGGTCCGCATGGACTCCGGCGAGCTGCTCGGGGTGATTCCGGTTCCGCCACCCCGGATGGAAATCAAGGGCGACAACTGGCTTGAGCCGGAGAAGTTCGTGGTCCACGGCTCGAAGGGTGAGCTGAAGCTCGACCCGGAGCAGGTGGTGCACTTTCACGGCTACGACCCCGACGACCTGCGTAAGGGCTCCTCGCCGATCGAAGCCCTGCGGTCGCTGCTCGCCGAGGAGTTCGAGGCAACACGGTCGCGCGAGCAGATGTGGCGCAACGGCGGCCGGATGTCCGGGGTACTGAAGCGGCCAGCGGACGCTCCCAAGTGGGACCCGACGGCCAAGGCCCGCTTCGGGGAATCGTGGAGGGCTTACACCGCGGGAGGGGGCCAGGCCGGAGGCACGCCCATCCTCGAGGACGGCATGGAGTACGAGCAGATCGCGCTCGACCCGTCCAAGGCCCAGTACATCGAGGCCCGCAAGCTCACCCGGGAAGAGGTCGCCGCGGCGTACCACATCCCGCTGCCCATGGTTGGGATCCTGGACCACGCGACGTTCTCCAACATCAAAGAGCAGCATCAGCAGCTCTATCAGGACACCCTCGGCCCCTGGCTGACGATGATCCAGGAAGAGATTGGACTGCAGCTCATCCCCGACCTGCCGGACTCGGAGGACGTGTACGTCGAGTTCAACCTGCAGGAGAAGCTGCGCGGCAGCTTCGAGGAGCAGGCCAGCCAGCTGCAGACTGCCGTCGGCGCGCCGTGGCTGCTCCGCAATGAGGCGCGCGCCCGCATGAACCTGCCAGCGATCGACGGCGGGGACGACCTGATCACCCCGCTGAACGTTCTCGTCGGCGGCATGGCCTCGCCGACCGACACGGCTCCGGAGCCGGCGGCACTCCCAAAAGCGCGCGGCCGCCTGGTGCTGATGAAGGCAGCCCCGGAGCGGCCGGACCTCGGGGACTTCGACGAGGAGCGTGACGCGTTCACGTCTTCGCTGGAGCGCTGGACCAAGCGCCAGTTCGCTGCCCTGGAGTCCCGGGCCGGCGCCAAGGCGGACGGCGTGCCGGATCTGCTGGCCTGGTGGGACGAAGGCTCAGAGGGCCGGCTGGCCGAGCTGGCCTCGCTGATCTCCGACCACGGCTACCGGATCGCACAGCTAGCCGCCTGGGGCGTTCTGGCCGACTTCAACCCAGAGGCGGCGGGTTGGGATCCCGAGGTGATGCTGCCCTGGCTGCTCGCGGCCGCCGAAACCCACGCCTCGCAGCACGAGGACGCTGGCAGGGCATCGATAGCCGAAGTCGACGACGAGGGCGACGGCTGGCAGGCCAACCTCCGGCACGCCGGCGAGGTGTGGGCGTCAGCAGCCACCGTTCGGGCCCTGACCGCGTCCACGGAGGCCCGCGGGTTCGGCTCCCACGATGCGGCCGGAGCGTCGGGCCTGAAGAAAAAGGTGTGGCGGACCGGCGGCACCAATCCGCGCGCCTCCCATCGCGCCCAGGACGGCGAGTCTGTCTCGCTGGACGACGTCTTCTCCAACGGCCTTCGCTGGCCCGGCGACGGCAAGGGCGAAGCCAAGGAAACCGCAGGCTGCAAGTGCCGTCTCGACTACGCAACGGAGTGACGATGCGAATCAAGAGCTGCCCCGTGCGCATCAAGGCGGCGGGCGAAAACGAGGGAACTGAGGACGGGGTTTTCGAGGCGATCGTCGCCGCGTACAACGTCGACTCGGTCGGCGACAAGATCATGCCCGGTGCTTTCGCGGACACGATCGCCGAGTGGCAGAAGAGCGGGGATCCGATTCCGGTCCTGTGGTCTCACATGTCCCACGACCCCGAGTACCACATCGGCGAAGTGCTGGAGGCGAAGGAGACTGATGAGGGGCTGTGGGTGAAGGCCCGCATCGATCTCGACGAGGAGTCCCCGAAGGCGCGGAAGATTTACAGCCTCCTGAAGGGGCGCCGCGTCAAGCAGTTCAGTTTTGCCTACGAGGTCGAGGAAGGCGCGTGGGTCGACAAGAAGGACGAGGGGCAGAGCTACTACGAGCTGCGCAAGCTCAAGCTCTACGAGGTCGGCCCCACCCTGATCGGCGCCAACCAGTCCACCGAGCTGCTGGACGTGAAGTCCGCCTCCAACCCGAACTTGCGCATCGACCTCCACAATGCAACCCACGCCGAGGCCGACGCGCTCCGAGACGCCGCCGAGGTGGCGCTAGGAATGAAGGCTGGCCGCACGCTCAGCCAGAAGAACGAGCAGCGCGTGAAGGACATCGCGCGCCTCGCCAAGGAGCTGCTGGACTCCCTGTCTTCCAGCACTGATGACGATGAGAAGGCCACGCCGACTCCGCCCGAGCAGTCCTCGCCGCAGCCCCCTGCGGCCAAGGAGGCCCCGGCCGGTCCGAGCCCCGCCTCGCTCCGTCAGCTCGCCGACCTGCAGGCCCTTGAGGCCGAGGTCTCCACGCTAACGGGATGAGGACCCCATGACTGTAAAGACTGAGGAGCTCACCGACGAGCTCGTCCACCACCTGAAGGAAGCCCGCGAGATCGCCGCCAAGGCCGAGGCCGAGGACCGCGACTTCACGGACGCCGAGCGCACCCAGCTCAACGAACACATGGCGAAGGCGAAGGACGCCAAGGCTGGCCTGGAGAAGGCCAAGGCGACCAGCACCATGCGCCAGGCCCTCGCCGACCTCGGCGACGGCATCGAGCTGAACGAGAAGTCCGGCGAGCGGCGCACCCCCTCCGGGCTGGTCGTGCCCCCGGCCGGGAAGTCACTCGGCGAGCACTTCACCGAGTCTGCTGAGTACGCAGGCCTGATGTCCCAGGCGCCGCGTGGCGGCTTCGGGGCGAAGTCCCGCGTGCAGTCGCTGCCGGTCGGCTACAAGTCGCTGGTCACGGGAACCTCGGATACGTCCGCGGGCGCCTGGGTGACCAACGACTACATGGGCCAGCGAGTCGGCCTGGATCTCTTCCAGCGTCCGCTGCGCCTGCGGGACGTCGTCACCAACGGAACCACGACCAGCGACACGGTCGAGTACGTGCGGATCACCTCGGCGACGAACAATGCCGCCCCGGTCGCAGAGGCGACGTCCTCGGCAGCGCCGACCGCTCCCGGCGGAGCGGGCGCCCTGGTCAACAACGCTGGCGGCGGCTACAAGCCCGAGTCGGCGCTGGCCGCGGCGAAGGTCACCACGCCGGTGCGGACCATCGCTCACTGGATCCCGATCACGAAGCGGGCCCTGTCGGACGCCTCGCAGATCCGCACCCTGATCGACTCCTTCCTCAAGTACGGCCTCGAGGAGGAGCTCGAAGACCAGATGATCGCCGGTGACGGTACTGGCGAGAATTTCGACGGCCTCGGCAACGTGTCCGGCGTCCAGGCTCAGGCCTGGGACACCAACGCGCTCACCACCCTGCGCAAGGCCAAGACCAAGGTCCGCACGGTCGGCCGCTCCGTCGCCAACGCCTACCTCCTGAACCCGGCCGACCTCGAAACGGTCGACCTGCTGCAGGACAACGAAGGCCGCTTCTACTTCGGCGGCCCGGCCGGCGTCGGCTCCGCGTCCGTCCTGTGGGGCCTGCCGGTCATCGAGACCGAAGCCGTCCCCGCCGGCACCGGCTACGTCGGCGATTTCCGAAAGGCCATCCTCTGGGATAGGGAACAGGCCTCCATCACCGTCACCGATTCGCATGCGGATTTCTTTGTGAGAAATCTTGTAGCGATCCTGGCAGAGATGCGTGCCGCCTTTGGCGTCATTCAGCCGTCCGCCTTCGTCGAGGTCGACCTGACCGCCTGAGGAGGCTGACATGGCATACCTGAACGCCGGTGCGGGCGCGGCCCGCGAAGGCAAGCAAACCGCGGCTGTCACCGACGCCGCGGCGCCCACCTCGGTTGTCGCCGCCGGTGCCAACCCCACGAAGGCCGAGTACGACGCCCTGCGCGCCGACTACTTGGCACTCCGCACCAAGGTCAACGCGCTGCTCGCCGCGATGCGGACGTCGGGCCAGCTCGCGCCGTGACACTGGTCAACTCACGAATGGTTCGAGGGCGGTGTCCATGCGGTGCGCTTCACGCAGCGTGCGGCCCGCCCTCAGCCAGCACACCAGTCGACGAGAATCTGGAGGTGGCCGTCGTGGGCGGACCGCTGCGCAAGTACCACGTCACCCTTCCCGGCGGCCGGACGACCGTCATGAAGCTCAACGAGACCGATGCCAGCCGCTACGAAACCACCCCCGTAGACGGCCAGCCCGAGCCGGCGCCCGAAGCGCCAGAGGCCGGCGAGAAGGCCGACGAAGGAGCGCCCGACAAGTCCCGGACGCCAGCGAACAAGTCGCGAACGGCCCGCGGCAAGGCCGCCCCCGGTGGCGACTGACCTGCTTGCCGACCCTGAGGAGCTCGCCGAATGGCTCGGGGTCGACGCGAGCGACACCAAGCTCCTCGCCGCTCTGCGGGCAGCGTCTCGACGCTTCCGCGGGGCGGTACGACATCCGGTCACCCTCATCGAGGACGACGAAGTCATCATCGACGGCAATGGATCCGAGTCCCTGCTCTTGCCGGCCGCCCCGGTCCTCGACGTCTCGCTCGTAGAGGTCGACGGAGAGGAGCTCGTCGCTGGCACCGACTACTCCTGGTCTGCCGACGGGTACCTGCGGCGCCTCGGCGGGCGAGTGTGGCCTGCCACGCTGCGGTCGGTTCGGGTGATCAACTCTCACGGCTATGAGACGGTTCCCGAGGACATTCAGGGCGCGGTCCTCGACCAGGCCCGGGCAATCTACGCAATCCAGCCTGGCGTTCAGCAGAAGACGGTCGGCGCCCAGTCCGTCACGTTCGGGGTGCAGGCGGCCACCGGCGTCACAGCTCAGTGGACCGAGGCGGTCGAGCGCCACCAGCTGAATCGGGGCGACCGGCCGTGATGTTCAATCAGAGCGCCATCCGTATCCGGGCCGGTACCCGACTCGACCGAGGCGGCAACACCGTCCCGGACTGGTCGCCCGGCGCGGTAACCCAGCTGACCGTGACCGGCCTCAACATCCAGCCCAACAGTCAGAACGAACAGGCTGATGAGCAGCGCAATTCTGTCGTCACCGGCTACCGCGTCCAATCCGCGGAGGGTACCGCGCCTGACATCACCGCGGCTGACCGGATCCAGTACGCCGGCCTGCTGTACGAGGTCGACGGTGAGGTCGGCGTCTGGCCTGAGCTGTTCTCCGACACCGTTCACCACATCGATTTCGTCATGGTCCGCGCCACCGGATAGGAGGCCGTGATGCTCATCGATTGGCGGCTCGACGCGGCGGGCGTCCGGGAAGTGCTGCGAGGTCCGGAGGTGCGGGACCTCGTTGACGGCCTGGCGCAGAACGTTGCGGACAACGTGAAGGCTCTTGTGCCGGGCGGCACCCCGATCGAGGTCCGGAAGTACACCACGGACCGCGGCGCTGCGACAGTGGTCGTTGCCCACGTGCAAGCCATGGCCTGGCAGGCCCGGGACGGCATCCTCACCCGCGCGGCCGGATTCGCGGGCCTCGAGGTAAAGGCCTGGAACCGGTGAAGCCGCTCGTCACATTCGGGGACGTGCAGGCCGCGGCGGCTGGTGTACTGCGGGCGGCGTTGGCTGCACGGTCCGAGCCGTATGCGGACGGGGCCACGGTCGGTACGCGCGTGCCGGGCGACCGCTCGCCGGAAACGCCCGGGCTTCCCTACGTCCTGGTCCGCAAGGACAGCGACCTGCCCCACAACTCGATGGCGAACTCGCGCTGCACGATCCGCGTCACCGTCTGGCACGAGGACGCCGATCAGGCGCACGACCTGGCAATGCTCTGCCAGGCCCTGCTGCTGGTGCACTCCGGTCCGGTCATCCGCGGCACCCGCCCTGGCACCGGACCGCTGGCCGCCACCGACGACCCGAGCGACGTCGATCTTTCGACGTTCACGGTTCTGGCGAACGTCAAGCCCATCCCGCTGACTGCCTGACCATCCCGCCCACCTGCGGCGACAACCCTTTCCCTAGATGAGGAGGCCGCGGCATGGCCGGCGACCCGCTTAAGGCAAATCTGTGGACGGACGCGGACGTCTACATCTCGACCAACCTCTCCGCGACCCTGCCCGCCAACGCCGGTACCCCGTTCGGCGTGGACTGGGATCTGGTCGGTCTCCTTGACGGCGACGATGGGTTCCCCGAGTCCCGCGACGAGGACACCGACGACAAGTACGCCTGGGGCGGCATCCTCGTCCGCACCAGCCGCACGCACTTCAAGCTGACCAAAAGCTTCACCGCGCTTGAGGACAACGACACCACCTTCAGCCTGCTGTGGCCGGGCTCCACCGCGTCGGTGATCAAGGTGCCCCGGCCGGCCAAGGTTCTGGTCGCGTTCGAGACCCGCGAGGGCGACAAGGTCCGTCGACTCATCACCTCCAACTACGCAGAGGTCACGCTCGACGGCGATCACGGCGAGAACGAAACCGACCTTGAGTCGGCCACGTTCGTCGCCACGATCTTCCCGACCGCGGACGGCGACCTGTTCGACCGGCAGACCACTCCGGTCCTGGTCAGCATCTCGATCCCGACCACCCTCTCGGTGGCCGACGGGGCGATCGGCAGCCTCACCGCCACGGCCACCTACGACGACGCGTCCACCGCGAACGTCACCACGCTCGCGTCGTGGGGTACCTCCAACGCGGCCAAGGCCATCGTCACCGCCGGCTTCGTCACCGGCGTCGACCCCGGCTCGGCAACCATCACGGCGACCTACCTCGGCCAGTCCGACACCTGCGCCGTCACGGTCACCTGACAGACGCCGGGGCGCGGTCCTTCGTCGCGGTTCGGCCGCGCCCCGGTGTACCACCCGAACCGCGACAGGGAGCCCTCATGCCCGTCAGATACACCGAACAAGAGATCCGCGCTCAGGCCCACCGTCTGGGGCTCATAGCCGGCAGCCAGGACGTACCGCGGAGCATGCGCAGCAAGGTCATCTCCACTCTGCTGGAAGCCGACCGCCCGCCAATCGAGGCGCCGGTCGAAGCGCCCAGGCTGGCGCAGCAAATCGTCATCCAGCCGGGAGGAGCCGTCCTCATCGACGGCAGTCCCTTCCCCTGGCTCATTGCCCGCCACCCCATGGAGATCAGTCTCGACCCCGACGGCACCAGCACCGTCCGCCTGACCCTCATGGCGGGTGCAGTGCAGATCGTCCAACCCGAACCGCGACCCGAGAGCGAGTAGCGAAATGACCACCCGAACCGCGATCAAGCCGGCTGACGACCAGCCGTTCGACTTCAACCTCGACTCCGTCCAGGCGGAGGTCGACCTCGCGCCTTTCCGTGTCCACCACGGCGGCCGACGCTGGGAGTTTGCCCACCTTCAGGGCCTCGACGTGTGGGACCTGGTGGGTGCCGCCGAGACCGGAGACCTGGGGGCGACCCTCGGCCTGTTCCGTGTCGCCCTGGGTGACTCTTTCGACGACTTCCGCAAGATCAAGCTTGCCCAGTTCAAGATGCAGAAGCTCTTCGCCGCCTACCAGCAGCACTGTGGGCTGGAGCCGGGGGAATCCGGGGCCTCCGGGAGCTGATCCGGAGGCACGGCAGAGCCCTCGAGGCGGACCTTGCGGCTACATATCCGGGCGTCCGCCTGCGCCACATCCATACCGGTGAGATGACGTGGCGCGAGCTGGCCAGCTATGTGCAAGGGCTGCCTCCGCACGCGCGCGTCCGTACCGCACTGCGTGAAGGCCGAGAAGAGCCGACCGGCGAGCAGGTACTCCTCGCGGACGTCTTCGACATGCTCCAGCGCGTGAACTGGACGCTCCAGGCCGTCAATACGCCCAAGGAGTCCAAGCAACCGAAGCCGCCCAAGGCGTACCCGCGCTGGTGGCTGCAGGGGAAGACCGGGACCCCTAGGGATACCGCGGCCCGACTCGCGCGCATGGAAGCCGCGCGCGAACGGGCTCGTGAACGGAAGCGGCAGCTGAGCGCCAGCGCCTGAACCACGTGAGGGGGTTCCGTGCCGAACGTCGGTTACGCCACCATCCAGATCATCCCCTCCGTTCGCGGTATCTCCGACGACCTTCGACGACAGCTGTCCGGGCCCGCCGGCGATGCTGGCGGGCGCGCGGGCGAGGAGTCCGGCGCCCGCTTCGGCGACAAGTGGAAAGCCGGCATCGCCGCAGCGGGCGCTGCGGCCGGTGCCGTACTGGTTGCGGCGACCATCTCCGCCATCGAGAAAGAAAAGATGGCGGACAAGTTGTCCGCCCAGCTCGGCCTGTCCGGTAAGGGCGCCCAGCAGGCCGGGAAGCTGGCTGGCTCCTTGTACTCGAAGGCGGTCGTCGACAGCTTCGAGGACGGTGCGGCCGCAGTGCGGGCCGTCATGGGTTCCGGCCTCATCCCGGAGAAGGCCACCACCGCGGCGATCGAATCGATCACCACCAAGGTTGCCGACTTGGCCAACGCCTTCGATCAGGACTTGGGTGGGGCAGCGAACGCGGCAACCCAGCTGATTCGGACTGGTCTGGCCAAGGACGCGCCAGAGGCTCTTGATCTGCTGACGAAGGGTCTGCAGACGGGCGCCGACAAGGCGGGGGACCTGCTCGACACCGTCAACGAGTACTCCGTGCAGTTCCAGAAGGCGGGGGTGAGCGGCGCAGGGGCTATCGGTCTGATCAATCAGGCGCTCCGCGCGGGCGCCCGGGACGGTGACCTGGCAGCCGATGCCATCAAGGAGTTCTCTGTCCGGGCTGTCGACGGGTCGCAGAGCAGCATCGACGGCTTCGAGGCCCTCGGCCTTTCCGCTGATGACATGGCGGCCAAGTTCGCCAGCGGCGGCTCGGCCGCGACCGGCGTTCTCGACATCACTCTCGATCGGTTGCGCGACATCAAGGATCCTGTGCTGCAGGCACGGACCGCTGTGGCGCTCTTCGGCACGCAAGCCGAGGACCTGGGTGCCGCGCTCTTCGCTATGGATCCGTCTACGGCGGCGGCGAGCCTCGGCAAGTTGGATGGTGCAGCAAAGGCCGTCGGCGACACCATCCGCGGCAACACGTCCACTCAGCTCGCGGTCCTCCAGCGGCAGCTAATGAGCGGCGTCGGCCAAGTGGTCGACGCGGTAGTCCTGCCTGCCCTGCTCAAACTGCTCGAGACGATCGGGCTCGTTGGCGACGCTGTCCGTCCGGTAATCAACTGGTTCCGCGAATGGGGCGTCTGGCTGATCCCCGCAGCGATCCTCATTGGAGGGCTAACCCTCGCCCTGAACGCACAGGCAATCGCCACCGCTGCCGTCACCGCGGTCTTCTCCATCTACCGCGCGGCCATCCTCCTGGGCACCGCCGCCACCAGCGGCTTCACCGCTGCGCAAGCCCTACTGAATGCGGTCATGGCGCTGAATCCGATCACGCTAGTCGTGATTGCGCTGGTTGCCCTGGCGGCCGCGATCGTCATCGCCTATAAGCGCAGCGAGACTTTCCGGGCCATCGTGCAGGCGGCCTGGGCAGGGATTCAAGCTGCCGCCCTGTGGGCCTGGAACAACGTCCTGAAACCGGTCTTCGACGGCCTCGTCATCGCCTTCAAATTGGCTGCGGCCGGAGCCATGTGGCTTTGGACCAACGGAATACAGCCCGCATTCTCCCCTATCGTTACGGCCGCCCGATATCTCTGGACGATTGTCGCCGTAGCGGTGTTGACGCCTCTTTACCTTCTGTTCAAGCTGGTGGGCTCCGTCGCTCTGTGGCTCTACGAATCGGCCGTGAAGCCTGCGTTCTCCGGAATAGCATCCTCGGCGCTATGGCTATGGAGCAATGGAATTAAACCCGCGTTCGACAGTTTCGTTGCGCAGGGTCGATTCCTCGCGTCAGTCGTCTTGTGGCTTTGGGAATCAGTCGCCAAGCCTGCGTTCTCGGGCATTGCGGCCGGAGCGATCTGGCTGTACCAGAATGGCATCCGGCCAGCGTTCGACAGCTTTGTCGCTCAGGCTCGTTTTCTGGGCTCGGTGGTCACCTGGCTTTGGACTAACGCAGCCAAGCCTGCCTGGGAAGGCATATCGGCCGTCGTGAACGGCGCCTGGCAGAACGGCATCAAGCCCGCCTTCGATCTCGTGAAGCGCGGGATCGATGCGGTGCGAGACAGCTTCAGTAGCGGCGTCAGTGGAATCAGCAAGATCTGGGACGGCCTGAAGGACGTAGCCCGGAAGCCCGTTCAATACATCGTGGACGTGGTCTACAACTCGGGCATCCGAAAAGTCTGGAATGCCGTCGCCGACTTCACCGGTGCCAAGCAGCTTGGCGTGCTGACCTTCGCCAGCGGCGGCTCCGTCTTCGGCGCCGGCACCGCCACCTCGGACTCCATCCCCGCGCTGCTCTCCAACGGGGAGCACGTATGGACGGCAGCCGAAGTGCGGGGCGCAGGCGGCCACTCCGCGGTCGAAGCCCTCCGGGCGCAGGCCGCACGCGGCGGGTCGGCCTTCGCCAAGGGTGGCGCCGTCGGCATCCCGCGGTTCGCAGACGGGGGCGTCGTCGACTGGCTGTCCGGCAAGGCCCGCCAGATCGGCGGCGCCCTCATGGATGGCATCGAGTTCATGACCAGCCCGAGCAAGGCTTGGGACGTCGCGACGAAGTTCATCCGCGACCAGATCGGCTCCAACCTGACCGGCTCGCAGTGGGCCCAGGCACTCAGCCAGTTCCCGATCAAGATGCTGCAGGCGCTGAAGGACAAGGTTGTCGCTGCCGCCGAGGGGCTGATCGGCGGATCCGCGAGCGGTAGCGTCGCCGCGGCGATGGGCTTCGCCCGGTCGCAGGCCGGCAAGCCCTACCAGTGGGGCGGCGCGGGCGATCCGTCGTGGGACTGCTCCGGGTTCATGTCCGGCATCCAGAAGGTGATCCAGGGTCTCAGCCCCGGCGGGCGCCTCTGGTCGACGTTCTCCTTCCAGGGGGACACGGCCCCGGCTGGGTGGAAGCGCAACCTGCAGAGCCCGTTCATGATCGGCATCACCAACGACGGGGTCGGCCACACTGCTGGCACCCTCGCTGGCATGAACGTGGAGAGCAGGGGCGGCGACGGCGTTGTCGTGGGTGCGCGCGCCCGCGGGTACAACTCGCCGCTGTTCCATGACCGGTACGGCTTCGCTCCCGCCCTGCGCAAGTACGACGACGGCGGCTGGCTCCAGCCAGGAGTCACCACCGCCGTCAACGCGACGGGGCGCCCCGAGGCCATCCTCACCGCCCCACAGTGGCAGGCCGTCTCCTCGCTGGCGACAGCTAACGCAGGGCTCGCCGCTGGTGACCGGCTGACGCTCGTCGTCGACGGCCAGGAGTTCAACGCCTATGTGGACGAGCGAGCGGACGCCCGCGTCGTGGGCGGCATGCGTCACCTGAGCCAGACGACCCGGCCTGGACGAAGGGGGTAGGTAGTGGCGATCCCCGGCAACATGCTGTCGCTGGTCACTGAGACGGTCGACCCGAACACTTCGGGCTGGCTGGCCAAGCTCAACTGCACGATCAGCAAGGGCACCGGCGGACGGTCGGGCGACGGGACATTGCGCCTGTCCTCGACCGCCGCCGGTGAGATGCAGGCCCGCACCCAGTCCTCCTACGCGGTCACCCCCGGGCAGGAGTACCAGGCTTTCGCGGACGCTTCCGGGGCCACGGTCCCGGAGCGAATCGGACTGCGCTGGATGAACGTCTTCAACGCCGAGATCTCCATCACCTGGTCCCTGACGACGGCCACCGCATCGGCGACCTGGCATCGCATCGCCGTCTCCGGGACGCCCCCGCTCGGGACCTCGGATGTGCAGGTGGTGGTGTCGGCGACTCCGGCGGCCGGGTCAGTCATCAATCATTTCGAGAACGTCTACCTGGGCGTGCCGATGCGCACCCCCGGCAACCTGCTGTCGGCGGATGCGGAGAACATCGAGCACGCCACCCTGAAGTGGGCGGCGGAGACGAACTGTTCGATCGCCCGGCAGGCGCCCATGGTGTCGTGGCCGGTCGACTACTACCTGGCCGGCGGCCACGTGCTGGCTCTGACGGTCACTGCCAACGGTAACGCGTCGGCGAAGATCACAGAGAAGCCGGCGGCGACCGCTGGCACCGAGTACGTGGGACGCTGCTACCTCAACCCGCCCACCTCGGGCAGCACCACCTGGGTAGAGCTCCGCTTCTACACAGCCGCGGACGTCCTGCTGACGGCGACCCGGTCGAACCTTGCCGCCCCAGGAACCGGCTACTACGAACAGCGGGTCTCTGCGATTGCCCCGGCCACCACCGCCTACGCGACGCTCGCCGTCGGCATCACCTCCGGCACCGCGGCCCAGGTCATGCGGATCGACACCGCGGTCATCGCGACCGCGCCCGTGATCCGCGAGGGCAGCATCGTCCCCTACGCCGACGCCTCGTTCGAGAAGGACGCCGCCGGCTGGACCGTGACGAGCGGCGTGGCGACGCTGGCCCGTTCCACCCCTTGGGGCGCCTACGCCATCGACGGCGCCTACGCGCTCACCGTTTCCTCGGCGACGGCCACGGCCAGCACGATCCGCTCGGCGCGGTTCCCGGCCGGCGCCGCGGCGGGGAAGAGTTTCCGGCTGCAGCTGTACACGAACGTTACCGCGGGCGGCTGGACGATCCAGCGGCATATCCGCTGGTACGTCGGCCACCACTCCGGCCGCCACATCGCCGCCTGCACCGACGTCGACGACGCGAACTGGGTCGCCAACGAGATCGCCAACTTCACCGACT